TCTGGTAGCTCACCTGCTACACGCACTTTGAATTTATATGTTTTTTGTGACTCAGTTAAGAATTCTGTAAATTTTTTCATAATGTTGTTCCCGTTATAAACTATTTATCCATGTTTTTCAATTTTTCAAGTAAACTATTACGATCTGTAACAACATATCCGTCACCGTTTACAATATCACCTTCATTACCTGAAGTGTCTTTGTCCAGTTTTTCCTTCTTAAGTTGTAGTTCTATCATTTTAAGTTTCTTGTCCATTTTAGCTACCTTAGCATCTAGACTTGTTTTTAGCATACTACCAGCAACTTCAAACACTCGACCGCCGTATCTAGATTCAACATTCATGCCTAAGTCCATTAGATCTTCATAGCTTTGTAAAGCACGTTCTGCAATATCATTAAGTTCTGAATCTGCCTTTTCGCCAAGCCCTTTAACACTAGGTAATGCACTAGCAATTTTATCAAACTCAGCAATATCTCTAAGAGTTTCTTCTTGCTCTACGATAGCTGTTTGAACTTTGGACTTTTTCTTGTCTTGATCTACAAGATCTTTTGAATCTGGTAAATTCAATAGTTCTTCTAATTTTTTAGTCATGTTGTGGTACCTTTAATATACACACTTATTTATCGGATCCTTATCGACCGTTGTGAAAAATGTCGTCCTCTGTGACTATGCGGAATTGTATGTTATTTTGCTTACAATATGCATATGCAGCTTCCCATTTGGCTTGATTTACTATCCAAGCCGCTTGATTATGCTTACTACGCCCTAATTTATTACGATGAGTTTGATTAGCAGGCTTAACTTCTATAAGTTCTACTTTTTGTTTACCACCCCTATCAGCATATGCAATAAAAAAGTCTGGTACATATATTGTTTGTTTTCCAGTAAGAGGATTTCGATATGGTATCTTAATAGCTTCACTAGCCCATTTATCAACAGCTGGATGATTGTCACAGAAATTCATAAAAGCAAATTCCCAACTTGATCTATAAGTTGGTGTCTTAGTTCCTATATATTTCTCTGGAAATTTACAGTTAAATTTACCCTGTGCAAATCTAGCCATGTTACACTACTACATTACGTTTTTCAAGTGTGTCTACTATAGCGGCACTTTTAAATCCTAATGTGCTAGTGTTAATTCTGTTGTAGTTTAAAACCTCTGCAACCACTGCACTTAATTTTGTTTCATCAAAGTCTTTTAATGTATCAAGTAATACAAACACTTTTATATCATCTAATTTTGCTTGTTGAAGTAATATTGTACCTGTACTAATTGCCGCTGATCTATCAAATCCTCTTTTTTCAAAAAATGCAATTACAGCATCAACTTCGTTTGTACTAAAAGATAATTTTTCTGTAAAATATTTGTCAAAAAATTCTGTTACACTTTTATCGTTACTTTGGGGTTGTATTGGTAAACTGCTATTTGTCATGTTCCGGTCACCTTGTTTTCTAATGATCTCATATAATTTGGATTGGATGATTGTGCATTATGTAATGATTGAGCTTGTGCTCTAGAAACTCCAGTACTAGCTTGTATATCTTTTATACCTTGTCTTTCAACTGCACTTGATAATGCTGCAGGGTTATTTTTTAAGAAACTTTTACTACTAGTTACTGCCGCCGCAACTCCTGTAACTGCCGCTGCTAGTAATAAATCTTTACTGCCGCCACGCCCGCTATTTTTTGGAAAAAATGTTTGAGCAACTCCGCTTACATTTGTTCCTGTGGCTTGTCCAATTGCACTAGTAAGTATATTAAAGCCCTCTTGTCTTATACCTTCTTTGCTTAAATTTCTTATGTTGCCAATAAGTTGTGCGCCTTGTAATACTACTAGTAATGGATTATTATATGCACCACCGCTTGCAATAAATGAATATAAATCCATAGCTTTGCCTATTGTTCCGCCAAGTCCTAATTGTCCACCACCTTCTAGTGTAATAGGACTAGGAGTTGTATCATAATGGTCTTGTCCAAATCCGGTAGGATCTCCTTGTCCGCCTATTGTAGTAGGACCTTGATCATAAAACACACTTTCGTATGCAACTGTTATACTGTTAGTCATAGTGCCGGCGCCATCGGAATTATCAACAGTGTCATGTGACCAATTAGTTAAAATTGGATTAACTAAGGTATATGTTAAATGTTCTTTCCTCGACATTACACTAATTTTTATAGATTTAAAAAATGGTACTCCAGGATTGTTTACATCCATACCAAACTTGTATTGGTTTCTACTAACACCTTCATATGTACTATGAGGATTAGTACCATATGCTCTACCGTTGTCTTTTTGTTGGTTACCGTCAGCAAAATAATATCTATAATATGCTTGGAGTAATGCGGTTGTTAACCCTTGATTGTCATCGTGGAAATCAATGTTTACTGGGTCATACTGAACACTAGTTTGGAAATTCTTTTGTCTGTTATATTTTTTTCTAGTTTCTACATTTGCACTAAACTTAGGTAAGTCAGCACGTTTAACTAGCATTCCGATTTCATTTAATCCCGGACCTTCAAACAATGCAGGAAGTATACCTTTAGCTTCTAATGCTATTTCAAAGTTTACATGATAAGTAAATTTTGCTTTCGGTGCAAGACGTAAGCCGTCGTCAACATATAGTCGAGAAGCGTGTTGGAAATCTGCTAAATTTCCTTTTGGATTAAGTGCTCCGTTAGCAATCGAATCGAGCAATGCATTGAATTTATTTGCCATACTAATATTTATCCAACTAAATTAAGTGTGTATATAAAGAAAAAAGGGAGCGCACTGGCTCCCTTTAATAAGACTAAATGAATTTTATTTTTATTATGCGCCGCCGCCAGTAACTAGAGTGTTAGTTGTACGTCCGATAGCTGTACCAATACCTGTACCTTGTGGTGACTGGATTGCGTTATCGTAACGAATGTTTAGTGTAACACTTACTGGATCGGTTGAGTTTGAATATGCTAAACTGTTGTAGTTTGCACTTTCACAGTAACAACCGTATAGTTCAAATGTTTCAAGTACTGCTGGTGTATTAGCACCGTTACCGCCATCTAAGATTTCAATACGTGTAACGAATTTATAATCTTGTCCTGATGCTGCACTTGACTGCTCATAGAAGTCAAATTGTTTCTGAAGTTGTTCACCAACTAGTTTTTGTACATTATTGTTTACATCTTCACGTAAGTTCAATGTAATCGGTTCCCAAGTATGTTTACCTGCTAGGTACACACGTGAGTTATATACGTCTAATGTCATTTGTTCAAAACTTACGTTAGGTCTAGTTACGTCAATAACTTGTTTTGTAAGTTCTGTTGTTGGTGTACTAATACCAAAGTTTTCCAGTGTCACTCTAAAGCGATACTGTAGCTTTGGCATTAAAAGTCCCTGATTACTAGCGGAATCTCCGCTAGCCAGTGGAACTGTAATTTTTGATAGTGTTGAAATTGCCATTTAGTCTGCTCCTGTTATATATATTTATCAGTTTAAAGTCCTGATATTTCTCCAGTATTTTTAAGTCTTAGCGGTATGTAAATAAACTCTACTGCTTTTACAGGTTCAATAGCAATGTCTAAGTATAGCTCATTCTTATCAATTCTGCTTGGAGTATTGTTTGATTCATCACAAACTACTAGGTAATCATACAATCCACGCTGTCCGACTAACTCAAGTAACAAACTCTCTGCTGCTTGTTTAATCTCATCACGTGTAATTTTATCATTAGGCTCAAAGATATATGGCTTAGCAAGTGTGTTAAGTTGACTACGTAAGTAGATAACCAAACGTGCTACGTTAATTCTATCTAATGCACTTGCGCCTCTTGCACGAGTTTTTTGTCCAAAGTTAACAAGTCCTGCACCTGTAATAAACGTAATTGGGTTAACAGCACTTGAATACAATGTATCTCTTTGTCCTTCATTAAGTGCTACTGCAACAAATTCGCCTTCTGCATTTACATAGCCTGTTGATGTAGCGTTAGTTATTCCGCCACGTCTTGTGCCTGCTGGTGCAAACCATGGATAGCTAACTTGATCACTTAGTGCAATAGTTCTTAGCATCATGTGCGAAGCTGGAACTATAACATTGTTACCAAAGTTATCACTTGTAAATCCTGCTGGATAAAATACACCTAAGTATTCATCTCTACTAACTAATCCATTGTCGTTATCTTCAACTGCTGTATTAACATTTGTTGCCCAATCATTTAATGATGTTGCATCTGGTGTTAAACGGAATGGTGAGTCACCTAAAATAAATGCTGTTAAGCCTCTATCATTGTTTAAGCTAATCATCTCTCCAATTAGTTCTGGATAACCTGGTGTTGCCATTAAGTTAAACAATCTTGATTCATCATCTCTAATATCATCATTTGAATTAACTACTGCTTGTAACGCTTGTACAACAACTTTACGCTGTGCCTTACGTCCAAAACTACCTGAACCATCAGCTTGGTTACCTGATTCTGTAACCCATCTATGTGGATAATAGTTTTCCATTGACTCATCTGACTGACGTTTGTTTTCGCTTGTTGTATCAATGTAGTTACGCTCAAAACGTTTTACATTAAATCCAGAACGTCTTAGGTTCCATAACAACATACCTTTTGGATATAGTGCCGGATCTGGTGCATCTGGGTCTAAATAGTTACTTGCTAACAATGCTGGAATAGTTCCGCTTGGTGCAACTGTTGTTGTTCCAGGTCCTGTTCCGTAACGTGCATCTGAAAATAGTACGCCGTTTTCAGTAGTTTGATCACTACTATCTAATGGTGCACCCCATTTTTGTGCTGTTGTTCCTGAAATATCTACATTGTAACGATATATTGTTGGATAGTTTTCTAAGTCTGCTGTACTAATCCAAAGATCACCAGTTACCAATGCACTTCCGTCACTTTGTTGTGTTGGCATAGTAGCTGAAACAATAGGTCCTTCTGGGTCTGCTGTTGGATATGCTGTTGAATCTCCATATCCTACCCAAGTTGTACCATTGTGATAAAGCATATCTACTTCGTCAACAATTGAATTATACCATAATTGGCCTTGTGATGCTAATGATGTAACAGCATCAGCACTTGCTGTGTATGTTAGTACACGCCAGTTACTAGCTTGGAATTGCTTTGGACTTGTAGCATTAGTTGTACCATCTACAAATACTAAGTTTGCTGTAGTTGTTGCATCTGTGCTTACAAATGGTTTGAATCCCATTGCATTTAATAATCCAGTTGTGTCAACAAATTTAATTTCTCCGCCCTGTGAATGGCTAATTACAACTCTGTTTGATGCATCAACTGTTGCACTTACGTTAGCAACTCCTGCTGATGTAATAGCTGATGCTATTAGTTCTGCATCACCGCTTGCACTACCAGTTACTGTAACATTTACAGTAACAGGTGTACTAAATGCAGCACTGCCTTTGTTTGTGCTTGACATTGTAAAGTTATGTGTACCTGCTCCTGGCACTGCACCTGTAATAATTGCACTACTAATTTTAGTTGCGCCACTTGCTTGTCTACGGAAAATTGTAAAATTGCCCATTGCTAAAGCATCATTTGCTACATTAGTTTTAGCATACAAGTCGCCAATTGCTAGGTTTGCTCCACCGCCTGTTGAATCTAAACCATAAATTGCTGATGCTGCATCTGGATACATTGCTGTTGAAATTTCGTCCCATAGTAATGTAGTTGCATTCCAAAGTTTAACACTTAGTTTTGCACCACCATTTGGAACTGTTGTTTTAAACCAAATACTACCAGATGGTCTTGAAGTTCCAGTATCAGTTGTTTTCCAAGTCGGAACACTTGTATGTGCTGAAATTTGTAATGCTGGAGGAAGGAAAGATCCTGCTGTAATACCAAGCTCTGAAAGTCTAGTTGCGTCACCACCAATTACAACTGGTCCTCCTGTACTTGAATCATCAGCACCTGAACTTGTTCCATCACTGTATATTTCTAAAAATCCGTCAACTGCAGCTGCACTAATTCCTGGAATTAATGCGTTAGTAATAGATTGTGCTACATCAGTTACTGTATTTGCACCTACTGATATTGTAGTGCCGTTTACTGTAATATCTGCTGTTTCTGCGAAACTTGGATTTGCGTTATTACCTTTTACTGTAGGCCAACTTTTAATCCAATCGCTGCTTCCAACTGCTACCCATGCACCGCTTGTATTTTTATACCATAATTTATTAATAGTTGTAACTGCTACTATTAAGTAATCACCAATAGCACCAAGTGAACCTAATGGAGTATAATCTCCTCCATCATAATCAACAACTTGATTTTGTTTAAAAATTACTGTAGGTGTCTTTGTTGTAAAAGTTTGTCCGCCTGTAGTATTAACAGCATTACTATTCCATTGCTGTATACCGTATCTTGAACCATCTGTATCAAACCAGTATGTGCCTGCTAAGGGATTTGCACTTGGTGCGTCCGCTGTAGCTTCTAACTCTCCTAAATCAATATCAGCACGTACAACGAATGCTCTGTTGCTTACACCTAATAGTGAGTAAGCAGCTTGTAAGCCGTATTCGTTTAGTTCGCCTGCATGAATTGGATTGTTATTATTATCTGTTTTAAATATCGGATCTCCAAATGTGTCCGCTAAATCTCTTTGTGAAGTAAGCAAATAAGGTTTCCCTGCATTTGCTTTTAGTGTGCCCTGTGCTGTTCCTGTTCCTGCTGCATTTGTTTTATTTGATGCACTAGCAACAAAAATCATAGGCACTGTACCTGGTTCAGCTGGTGTGTAAAAACTTTCGTCGATTACGCTAACCTGTACTCCTGGTGATGTTAAAGCCATATTATTTCTCCTGTTGGAATCTTTTGCTATATGTATTTAGCAGATATGAAAAAAAAGGTACGTATATATCCCCATAAAAAGGTACCAAAAAGGTGAGGTAAATACAATATGAGACCTTTATGCCAATGTAAACAGAGACCTGCGGCCGTTAATTATAAAAAAGGCAACAAAACCTACTATCGAAAACTTTGTGAGCGTTGCTTACGTAATGGATTAAATCACGGAGTTCCTAAATGGCGACAACGAGGTTATGAGAAAAAGAGCTCATGCGAAAAATGTAACTACCATTCAAAATACGAAGAACAGTTTAATGTGTTTCATATTGACGGTGATTTAAATAATTGTAGGCCTAGTAACCTTAAAACTATATGTGCAAACTGTCAACGTATTATGCAGAAACAGGGTGTAAAGTGGAAGCAAGGCGACCTTGTACCTGATTTTTAAGATCGTCTAGTGTTCCGTTATTGCTTACTTGTGCATTAAAATCTACGTTTGCCCAACGCCATTCGCTTTCGTGGACGTCCTTAGGCTCAACTCCAATATCTTGATACATACGGAACCAAACAGGATCAGGACCTCTCATTACACGCCATACTTCGCCGTGTATACTCTTAATCATATTTGCTTCATTAGGAAATCTTACATCAGGTATTACAAAATTAGTGTTCGGAGATTGTGTAATTTGTTTTTTAACAAGACTAACCCAAATACCGTCATCAAATCCGTGGCGCATACAATCTGTACCAAATTCTTGCAATACTAGTCTTGGAGTAATAGTGCGGCCAGTTTCAGAGCTCCAAAAAGAATCTTTTTTCTCTCGCCATTCTCTACTTTTGTCAGTTTCGCCTTCGAGCATTTCTCGATCCCAGCCAAATACAGTAGCTACACCATCTTTGAGTTTATCTGCAAAAGACAGTTTTGTAAATCCGTGTTCATCAACTAGAATATCAGCAGCTGTGCCTTTGCCGCTACCAATTAATCCACATATGCCAATAATCATAATAATATTTCCTAAGTTATAGTCTTAGTGTTTATTATAAGGTATTTTTTATGAGTTGTCAAGTACTTTTTTGAAGGCTTCTTCAAACCCCTCTTCACGTAAATAGGCTTCATTGTTGTTCCAAAGTCTACGGAAATAACTATCTGCACTTAGCATGATAGTAGTATGACTTGTATTTAAATGGCCTTTAACCATATAAAATAGTCTGTACTCTTGTTTGTAATCAGAAAGATTCATTATAACGTATTTACAAAGAACCAAAATCGTTAGCGTTAACTTTGAAGGTTTTTAGCCTATTAGGAAGCTATATCCTGCACCACCTGAAACTTGTGTTTTAACTTCTTCTTCAAGTTTATCCATCTCGCTTTGTGCTTCAGCTTTTAGGCTTTGTCCGTTCAAACTAGTTCCGCCTTGAGGACCTGCAATAGTAGCAAATTTTTCTCTTGCTTCACCTAGCATATACTTACAACTAGCAAGTGTATAATCTTTGATCCATTGCTGTGTAAGATAATCATTCATAAGTTGATCATCTGGACGATAGTTATAACAATACAATAGTAATGTTTCTTCTGCTCGTGGACGTTGTAATAGAGTAAGTTTTTTAGTTTGTGTATTCCATTTAAATTCGATAAATGAACCAAACATTCTTCCTACTAATTCTTGGTATTGACTAAACATATCATATGTAGCAAGTCCGCCCATATTAGAACTTGTTAGTAAGTATGCGTTTGTATATGCTAAGTTAAATGGTTCAAATATACTGCCGCCGTCTCCGCCACCACTTCGTGATCCTACACTTCTTCTAAATAGTTTTCTAACTTCAACTATTTCATTTGGAAGAGTATATTCGTTTTGATCAATGACCGTGGGCATAAAGAAATAAGATTCTTCAACTGAATTATCACTACGCTGTCTAAAGCGTGTAAGTGCTTTCTTTAACGCTGTTTCATAATGGATAGGATCGAGTTCAACATCGATCATGCCTCCGCCTAGCATTGCGTGTACGTAATCAAATATTTCTTGTTTTTGTATTGCCATAGTTTAAGTCTCCATTAGTATTTATCGTATTGACTTACTAACGATAAATATGTATATGCCAAGATTAAGTTTATACAAGCCACAACGCGGTAACGATTATGCATTTATAGACAAACAAGTCTATGAAATGTTCACTGTAGGTGGTACAGATATCAATATACACAAGTTCCTAGGTGCTGAAAATCCTAGTGAAGCAGATGCTACAGCTGATCAGCCACGGTATGACGCTGTAAAAGAAACAAACATACAAGACATGTTGTTCTTAGAAAACAGAGATCGCAAGTATGATCCAGACATTTATACAATGCGTGGCATTTATAATGTACAAGATATAGACTTTAACCTTAGTCAATTTGGATTGTTTTTAAGTAATGATACATTATTCTTAACAATACACATTAATAGTAGTGTTAAAACTCTTGGCAGAAAAGTAATAGCAGGTGATGTTATTGAATTGCCTCATTTAAAAGACGAATATGCACTAAATGATTATGCATTTGCTCTTAAACGTTTTTATGTTGTAGAAGATGTTAATCGAGCAGCAGAAGGATTTTCACAATCTTGGTATCCGCATTTATACAGATTAAAATTAAAACAAATAGTAGACTCACAAGAATTCAAAGAAATACTAGACTTACCTGCAGAAGAAGGTGCTACAGGTGGAGATACACTACGTAGTTTATTAAGTACATATGATAAAGAGATGCAAATTAACGATGCTGTAGTTGCACAAGCTGAAGCTGATGCACCAAAAGCAGGATATGATACTAGTCATTATTTTAGTTTACAATTAGATGAAAATGGTAATACAGAACTAGTAGACACAGATGGTGATGATATTCCTGATACGATGCGTTCAGCTACTAAGTCAGGATACAACGGATATTTACTAGGCGACGGAATACCGACCAATGGCGAATCTTTTGGACATGGTATTAGTTTTCCTACTAATACTACTGTAGGTGATTTTTTCCTACGCACTGATTTTTCTCCTAATAGACTGTTTAGATATGACGGCAGTCGTTGGGTCAAACAAGAAGATAATGTACGTATGACACTGACTGGTACAAACAATAGAACAAACCAAAAAGGTACATTTATAAACAATAGTACAACTAATACTATCGGCGGCGAAAACGTAGTAGAGCGTCAGAGCTTGAGTAAAGCACTTAGACCTAAGGCAGATGAATAATGAGATATAAAGACATTAAACTAGTTGAAAAAGAAGTTCCTAGTGACGACAAATTAAACAATTTACCTTATAAAGATGATGGGAAACCAGCACCGCCAGAGGCTGCTGTACTAGGTGGCACGCCGGTAGGCCGTATATGTTATGGATTAAAACGAAGTGCAAGACCTACTGTAAGTTGGCGAAACAAAAGTATGATGATAAAAAGTGCAGAAGAATTTATGACAATGTATCCTCAGCACGAAGCTGCAATAAGAGCATGTATGACAAAATACGGTCTAGGTGGTACATCAGATAAAAACGGCCTCAGCGATAAAGGTAAAAAAGGTGACGGCGATCAGGCTGGTAACAAAGGCGACGGTCCTGGTAGCGGCGATAAAGGCGATGGTACTGGTAGTAGTGATAAAGGCGATGGTACTGGTACTGGCGATAAAGACGGTAAAGGAAAAATTCCAGGATACACTCCACCTACTGGTGGGCAAGGCGGAGGCGATGATAAAGGCGATGGTGATAAGCCTGGTGACGGAACGGGTAATAAAAAACCTGGATCTGGGTCTTCAGATCTTGACAACGATGTTAAAGAATTTGAAAAAGCAATAGAAAACGGTGAATTTAAAAAAGCACAAGAAATGTTAGATAGTAATCCTGAGCTTAACAAAACTATTGATCAACAATCTAAAGATGATTTAGATAGCGTGTTAAATCCTCCTGAAGTATCTACAGACAGTCCAGAACAACCTGAGCAGCCTGATGTCTCAGATGACTCTGATGATTTTGATGATGAATTTCCAAATCAAGTAGTAGTTCCTAACTTACCTGATAAGCCTAACAAACCAGAACCAGATGAAACACCTGATGTTGATACAACTACACCAGAACCAGTAGTACCAGAACCAGAACCAGTAGTACCAGAACCAGAACCAGAACCAGTAGTACCAGAACCAGAACCAGAACCAGTAGTACCTGAGCCTGAGCCAGAACCAGTAGTACCTGAGCCTGAGCCAGAGCCAGAACCAGATGAAACACCAGATGATAACGGTGATGACGATGAAGAAAAACCAGGTAACGATTCAGACAATAGTCCTAATGTAATACCGTTACCGGATTTTAGTTAGAGAGATTTAATATGAAATATGCAGATATAAAAATAGTAGAACAAACAGCAAAGAAAATGTTTGATTATGATGATTCTGACTTGTTCAAACTTGTAATTAAAGTAGACTCACAAAAAGATCTTTTTTCTGTAGATAAAGTTCCTTATAGTCTTTTGCTAAAAGGTAAAGAAGCTGTATACAAAAAAATGCAAGACTACATTGAGCAATATGCTCCTGAGGTTCCTAAGCCTTTTAAAATATTATCTATAACAACAGTAGATAAAAACGGTGAACAAAGACCATTGGAAGATGTATTACCTTCGTTAGACGGCGAAGAAGAACTTGCAAAAGACGACTTTAAAGTTATTGGAACAGTTGATTTTTCTGCTTCAAGAATATTAGAATACAAACAATGGTTAGCTGATGATGCTCAAACCGAATTTAAAAGAGATCAGCGCACTAACTATTTTGACAAGGATAGATTAAAAGAATTAACCGTAAAGGATGACGGCGATATGGCTGGGGCTTTAATAGATCCAAAAACAGGAAAAGCAGTTGGAGCTATTGCAGGAACTCCTGCAGATATAAAAATAGATGCTTATGTGCAGGATAACCAAAATCAAGATACTATTGTTGGAATTGTTGAAATAGGTTCTGGAGGCGGTTCTGACTCTGAAGGCAAAGATGGTAAAGAAGGTGAAGATGGAGAAGAAGGCGAGCCATTAGCTGCTGGGGAAGTACAAGATCTCGTAGATGAATTTTACAAAGGTATGCATCCAAATTTATTTGGTCTAGGTGATTGGACAAGATCAGACTGGTGGGGTACTGATGAACACCTTGTACTTAGAGCATTGAAAAAAATAAGAAATAGAGAACAAATGCAACAAGTGTGGAACGCCTACAGGGAAAAACACGACGAAAATCTAAGTCAAGAAATAATGTCAGAATATTTCTTATCTGCTAAGAAACACAAAGGCATAGATAAAATTCATGTAGAACAATTAAATCGTGAATTTAAAAGACTGGGTCTTTATTTTCGAAATGAAAAAATGTTTCGAAGAATAGAAAAGTGGGGAAGATGGTAAGATATGCAACACTTTTATGACGGACAGATAAGACGCTATATAACACAAATGGTACGCCTTATGAGTAACTTTAGTTACAAAGACAGCAAAGGAAATCTTACACAGATACCGGTTATGTATGGCGACCTTACACGACAAGTTGCAAACATAATCCGTGACAATAGCGAAAACAAAATACCTAGTGCACCACGCATGAGTGTTTATATCACAGCTTTAGCTATGGATACAGCAAGACTTGCTGATTCAAGTTATATCAACAAAGTTAACATACGCGAACAAGCATATGACGCTGATGGCAACGAGTACTTAAACAAAGAAGGCAAAAACTATACAGTTGAAAGACTAATGCCTACACCATATACTCTTACAGTTAATGTGGATATTTGGAGTTCTAATACAGATCAAAAATTACAAATACTAGAGCAAATACTAATGTTGTTTAATCCGAGTTTAGAAATACAAACCACAGATAACTATATTGATTGGACAAGTTTAAGTGTAGTTAATTTAGAAGCCTTAACCTTTAGTAGTAGAACAGTACCAGTTGGCATCGACAGTGAAATAGATGTAGCAACAATGACTTTTAACACTCCGATTTATATTAGTCCACCTGTTAAAGTAAAACGCTTAGGTGTTATTACACAGGTAGTACAAAGTATTTTTAATGAAACCAAAGGCACTATTGATTTAGATCTTGCAAGACCTGTTAGTCAAGCATACGACGATGCACCAGTTCCACAGAGTGATGTAACAACTAGAATTGCTGTTACTGGTACTGGCGAAATTGAAGAACAAATTTTGAGTGAAGGTATATTAAAGACTGATGTAGATTCTATAGTAACAACAGGCCATGATAATTATGGTTTACTAGTACTTGGAACAACAGCTAAATTAATCAATAAAGGTGTTGTTGGAGCACAAACTTGGACAGGATATACAAAAGATATGCCGTTTAGTTTTAACAGCGGAGTTACTGAATTACGTTTAAGACGTACAGACCTATCTAATGAACTAGTAGGCACTGTGGCTATTAATCCTCTAGACGAATACGAATTAACAATTTCTTGGGACGCTGATAGCTTTCCTGCAGATACAATCATGCATGGGCCAAATGGTGATAGAAACAAAATAGATTATATTATTAATCCGTATACAACAAATCCAACTTCGTTAAAGTCAGGAAACCCGCGTATATTAATACTAGACAGTATAAACACTAGCACCAAAGTAGGTGATGCTGGGTATGATGGGCCTGATGCTTGGAAGAACAATGATGGTTCAGATTTTATAGCAGGAGCCCAAGATATTATCGAATGGGATGGTTCAAAGTGGCACATAGTATTTGATGCTAGTACTGATGATAGTACAGTTGTTTATACAACTAATCTTAATACAGGTAAGCAATACAAGTATGAAAATAATGATTGGATTTTATCATACGACGGCGAATACCAAAACGGAACCTGGCGCCTAGCTTATTAAAATAACTACTAGTATGGACAATAAAACTATTATTTGTAGTGGTGCATTAGTGTATGCAAGATCAACAAAAAGATTCTTATTATTACATAGAACACAAGGTAGAGCCAAAGACGTATGGGGTCTAGTAGGTGGCACTAACGAAAAAGCTGAAACTCCGTGGGAAGGCTTACGTAGAGAAATTTTTGAAGAAATTGGTGAAATAGAAATTAAAAAAACTATTCCATTAGAGACTTTTATTTCAAATGATGATAAGTTTCATTTTCATACATATCTATGTGTAGTTGATGATGAATTTATTCCTAAGTTAAATAATGAACATAACGGATATGCTTGGACTACATTTAAAAGTTGGCCAAAGCCATTACACAATGGCTTAAGAAATACCTTGACAAACAAGGTAAATCAAACTAAATTAGAAACAATATTTAAAGTAATGGATTTATTATGAACGACAATGTAGATAAAAGTAGTTTTGGATACGAAGCAACTTGGGCTAAAACTGATAATTATGTATCAAAAATTTTAGTATTTGAAAATGTCGGAAGCGGCTTGCCGATGCACTTTCATAAAACTACTGAAAAATCTTGGTTTGTAAACAGCGGCAATTTTAAAATTGCTTGGATAGATACCGCTGACGGTATGTTATACGAAAAAGAAATAAAAGAAGGTAGTGTATTTCATGTACCTCCTTGTATGCCGATTGGTTTAGAAAGTATAATGGATGGCGGAAGTATTACCCAAACTAGTAACAAAGATCCTAGTTTAGATTTCTTCCAACTAAGGCCTACTCCAAAGGAAGACTAATGTTATCATTAAACAACAGCGAAAAATTTCAAAACGAACTTGCAGATTTTGAACAAAAGATTTCAAAAATTACATTAGATAAAAGTAAAAAGCAAGCACAACAAATGTTGCAAGAATTAAAAAGTCATGTTGTATTAATTAATAACGGTCATGCAACCGAACATGATGGCAATATAGATCCGCATACGTTAAGAGAAAATGTTGTTGAATTACAACGACTAAGATACAATCTACAAATTTTTCTTAAATAGAACTTAATCTTTTTATAGTTACAGCACCAACCATACCTATATGTGATGTACATTGGTATCTATAGTTAGGTGGGCTACCTAAAGTTTCTTGTATTCTCCAATACAATGTTCCTGAACTTTTACCTTGTGCATTAGATCCAGTACTTACTGTTCCATCAGTTGCAACATGCACTAATCCAGTATTATAATTTGTTCCTGTACTATCTTGGATAGCAAAAGGGTGTCCGCCAATATTTGTCAAATCAAATGCTACTGTTGTTCCGCTTAAAACAAATATAGTTGGATTAGGTCCAGTGTAATGGCTATCAAATTCATAAGATGATGTGCCTGTGTTTGTAACTCTAAATGTTGTTATTGCTGATTCGTAAAAATTAGCAGGTGTTAATCCTGAAGGAGCATCTGTTAAATCTGTAAATGCTACACTACCTGCTCCTCCTGTGGCATCTGTTCCGTTTACCCATGATCCAGAACTATATTTTAATACTTCATTATCTTGTGGGTTTGAAATATTAACATCTGTTAGGTCATTAATTTCAGAAGCGCCGCCGCCTCCATCGCCGCCACCGTCTCCGGTTTGATCAGCTACCCACGCATAGTCTGAGCCGTCCCAACTTAAAATTTCGTTTGTACTAGCACTACTAGTATTTAGATGTGTATCAACAGCAGCGTCATTATAAGAGCTTCCTCCGCCACCGCCTGCTGTAGATATTATAGTCCAGGCTGTTCCGTCCCATGTCCAAGTTACATCGCCTACAACATGAGTGTCATCTACTGCTGGATCATTTGGATAATTTATTGCCATATTACTACCTTCATTCTGTTGTTATAGATAATGCATTTGCACTTGCATATCTACTATATAAAATTTTTGCATCTTGCCCAAAAGTACTTGTACTTACCTGATCATAGTCGTTATCTACACCTGTATTATATACAACATCTTTTGAATCTGTTATAATTTTTGATTTTAATTGTGCCGGAGTAAGTGTTGGGTCTGATTCTAAGTGTAAACATAATATACCGGCTACTTGTGGTGCCGCCATTGATGTTCCACTTATACTCATTTGATAAAAACTCGCATCATCAAAATATGTTATTGGTGCAAATTTACTTGCGTTATATGGTGTGCTACAAGCACTCATAATATTCGAACCCGGTGCCCATATGTTACATCCTGGACCTCTACTTGAAAATATACTTGTTCTGTCTTTTTCAGTGCCGCTGTCATCTTGTGTAGTACTATCTAAACTAGCTACCATGTATGCATTTGAGCTATACGGTGTGAACTCTCTATGATAGTTTATTGTAGTTGCTCCAAATAATGCATCATTGTCATAATCAGTGCCACCAAATGCTTCTACTTTGTTATAGTTATTACCAGCTGCAATTACTACGTGTATTCCTGCTGAAACCATATCTTCTATTTCTGCATCAACTGTTGCATTTCTTGTTGACAACCTAGTAGTTGTTCCGCTGTTTAATCTTTTAATACCTACGCCGGTTGCTGTTTCTAGCTCTGCTCGAGTACTATAATCAACACCATATGTCCAAGCTGAGCCTCTATATGTTCCGCTTGTTGGATCAGATGTTGTTGAGAATCCATATCCCCAACTCATGTTAACAACAGTAGGTCTGTTTGCATCAGCACCTGATTTATTATTGTGCCACAATCTAATACAATCAAATGCGTTAGTAATACTAATTCCATTATTAGGATCAGCTGTACCTTCTAAGCCACCTAATTTTTGGGCATATATTCTTGCGTTTTTTGCCCAGCCAAATGTCTTACCTGCGGCAATGCCTGCACAATGAGTGCCATGCCCGTCATAATCTGTATAAAAGTTTTGGTCTTGTGTTTCGCCTACAATTCCACTGCCAGCAAACCAATCAATTTGCTGTACTCTCGATCCTGTGTCTACTACGTATCCTGATGCACCTGCAACTGTTGGATCACCTGTGTCTCCGTCTTGGAATATATTTCTAATAGTAGCAAGTGTTGGTTTACTAATTACCGGAGCAATATACGAATTGTGTAGTGCATAACCTAGAGGGTTATTAGATTGTATGCCTGCTGGTGTACGCATACTATCGCTCCATTCAGGACTAAGGCTTCCGCCTTCCCATAGACTTGAATAATCAAACATACAAAAGTTTAGTAGATACAAATACTCTTTTGCAGCCACTTCGAATGCATCTCCATCAGTTTTAAAAGCACCCGGACTTGGCTCGTAGCCTGATGGATCCCAGAATCCGCCGTCGTATGCTTCTACCATTGCATTATACAATGGACCAGTGTTCCAATCTGAACTTAAAAAAGGATACAACTTTAATGTTTGTGCATCTAAGCCATGCATATGTATTGTGTGAAATACGTGTTCAATAACTTCTTGTGCATCTTGATCGCCATCGCCTGGTGCTCCACCTGTTGAGTTTAGATACCACACCATATCGTTTTGAACAGTAGCGTCAAACAAGTCTGTTAGGTTCCAAAATATAATGCCAGCATCTGTTAAAAAGTTTGTGCTATAGTCTGCACCAGCACCTCTTGCTACTCTTTGTATTGTTGGTTTGCCTACATGATATGTTCCTGTGTCACCACTTAAATTTTTTATTAATGCTCGTTGTGCTGTTCCGTTTATATCTGTGCCTGTTGGATCTGTAAACAGTTCAAACATACGTGCTACTTTTTCAACAAATGAATCAGGCACTGCTGTTTGTCCTCCAACTCCACCTGCAGCCATAATTCTTACACCATTAACAGTAACTTCACGTTTGAAAAAATCACTACCATCACCGACAACATCGCTAACTGCACTATTGTTGTATTCTGGATCAATCGGAATAGCAAACTCAGGATGATCTGCTTGTATACCACTATCTTGTACAATAAAGTCTACACCTGTTCCGTCTAAAGCATAAAGATGGTCTCCAGATAATGTGGTTGCATCAGCAAACGTATTTGTTGCTTCATCACATCTACGTAATCCCCAGTTTACCCAAGTTGAATTGTTACCAGATTGTCTTTCAAATACTGCTGTTTGTCGAGCATGCAATCCAATGTCCATATCAGTTCTTTGATCTGGTGGAATCTCTACAGCAACTACTCTGTCGTCTTGTGCAAGAGTTTCTGCTTCAGCATCTGTAAGCATCCAATGTGTCATACGCTTTGATCCAATTCTTGGATTTGCTACTGTTACTGCACGATTTGGTATTTGGCCTGCACCTGTGTCAGCTGCTACTTCAGCATCAAAGGCTTCAAGATCAACATCGGCTTTTACAATTACTACGTATTCTTTTTCACTCATTATACTAAGCTCGCCCAAGCACCGCCTTCATAAACTTGTGCTTTATTTAAATCACTATCATATACCATATCGCCATTAACAGCACTCAAGGCACTTTTTTCTACTGTAGTAAAACTTGGTAATCTAAAAGGAGAGCCTGTTACTCTTACAACATCTACAGCTTGTAATGTTAGGGTACTTGCACTTGTTAAATTAGTAACACCAGTTCCGCTATTTAAAAATGTAGGCGAACTAATACTTGCAAAAGTTACTGAATCGGTTGTGTTTAAACTTTGATCATATGATGATCCACCTGCTGCATCTTCAAATGTAAAGTTTCCTGCACCATCTGTAGTAAGTACTTGTGTCGCACTACCATCAGATATTCCTAAGTCTGTTAAACTTGTTGGTATGTCTGTTGACAATGCCGCATCTGTAATGCCGTACCCTGCAAGTGTTGTTGGCGTAGCTGTTAAGTCTGTAAACGCTCCGCTGAATACATTACCTGCAACAGGTTGTACCCACTGACTACTGTCTGCATCTTCTATATAAACATATAAAAATCCTGATGTGCTGTTGTACCAAATACTGCCTGCACTAGGATTATCTGGTGCTGTATCACTTACTTCTAAACTTGCACCACTTCCAGCACCTGGTGGTCCTACAGTAATAGTAGAACCCATATTAAGATGCTGTGTACACCAATAGTATAATGCTGTAGGAGTTGATGATGTAACAGTAATCTGTACTTCTCGTTTTACTGCACGTGAAAAATTACTGTTGTAAAGAGCTTGTGTAACTTCTAATCCTTCTAGTTTATAAACTACACCTTCTAAATATGCTGTGCCGCCACCTAATACTCCGTTTAAATTATCTGAACTAAAGTTTAGTGGATGTTGATTTATTGCGCCGCCTTCTGGGTTTGGATAGTATAAATTTGTTTGATCTGATTGATCAAAAAGATATGTATATCCTACAACAAAATTTAATTCAGGTGCATAGTCTGTACCCGCATTGAATATATATTTGTTACTTACACCATCATTACCAATTGTAACATTGTATTTTACTGTAGCAACTTCGGCATTCGCTGCGTTAACACGTAACCGGTCTTGACTAACTATTTCAAAGCCGCCTCGACTAAGTCCGTTATAAACTCTTAGAGTTTTGGTTTCTTTCTCGTAGAAAAGCTCACCACTTGCACCAACGTTTCTATTTAAAAAATCGTTAGGGCGTGGTACTAATCTAACTCTATCGAATACGGGAGCTACAGGTAAGACCATAGATTAATCCTTAACCTAAAATGCCGTGTGCTGTAAATGCTCTAATTGCATCAGGCTCAAATCTATGATCAGAATCTGTACTTGAACTAAGAGTTACGCTGCCTTCTGGTCTTGCTGGATCTATTGACGCTGCATATCTTTCAGCTATTATTTCGTCTGTCTGGTCAATTTCATATCCGATTGATTCTACTACTGCACCTGCATGCTCTGCTGCAAATGCATTCGCTTTTGCTTCATCAGGGAATTTACGAATTTCTTCGTATCCGTCACCATCTGGATCCCACGTATGGTAAAGCATAACACCTTCTTTGCTAGGGTGTGGTTTTTTAACTGCATATGGCATATATTTCTCCTATAAAAATTACATATATATTTATTATAACTGATCTGCAAAGTCAGCTAAATTATCAAATACATAGGCTTTCTTCTTAATATCCTTGTATGTATACTTATTTAGCTGTTTTTCAGTTTCTAGGCCATAACCTGTTCTTACAAGCACAGGTCTAGCACCAACCTTCATAGCAGCCTTTAAATCGGACATCTTATCGCCTACGTAAAACCCTTGAGACCATTTCACACCTTTTATTTCTTTTGCACAGCGTTTGAACATACCTGTATTCGGCTTTGCAAACATATCATTTTTTAAACTACTTTCACTGTAGTATATGCCTTCAATACTAGAACATCCTGCTTCGCCAAATAAGTTTAGCATGTGTTCGTGTACTGATTCAACTTGTTCATTTGTTAATACGCCCTTAGCAATACCTCCTTGATTTGTAAGTATTACAATTCGATGTCCAAGCCTACGTAATTTTGCTATTGCTTCTAAACTTCCTTCAATAGGCTCAAATTGATCTGCTGACTTTACATATGTTCCAAGATCTCTGTTAATTACACCATCACGATCTAATCCTATGACACATCGTGTAGGAAGTGTAGGTGCAGCATTTACAACTTTATGTTTATCTATCATAGGTATACCAACCTGTTATAATATATTTTTCACCTTTATATATAGGATTGCCTCGGTGAGGAAATGTAAAACCACAAGGAAAAATTACAACTTTACCTTGTTCAGGTGCTATTTTTTTACCTTGATATAAGAATTCTGTTTCGCCGCCTTCGTCAACATCGTTGAGATATAGCATGTAATTAACAACCCTTGTGCTACTACTTTGATCTGATGCTTCAGCATGCCAAGCATGATATCCTTGATGCGGCCGTGTGCGTTGTACACTCATCCCTTTTGGACTATGTTGTTCACTTTGTTTTAACATTGTATATTTTTCTATATATTGCGTAGTATAAACTTCGTGCATTTTTTTATAAAAATAATCACATAAACCAAAGTCGTAATGATATTGATTTTGTGTATGTGCCCAATCAAAAACTACTCTATCGTCACTGCTTGCTTCGCCGTGATTAGGACGTACAACTTCTCTCTGTGCCATAACATTAAAATGTTTTATAATTTCTTCGCAATACTCTTTTTCAAATATGTTTGGGTATTCTTCTATTCCTGTAAATTCCATTTTATTGTTCCTTTAGCATTGGTATATACTGTTCTGCAATTTGTTTATGTACTTCTTCAGTATAATGTTCACCGTCTAATGTTTCAAACTTTTTATTAAAAAATGTTTCGGCATTGTGACTTGCAAACTTTGTTTTGTTTAATTTTGTATAGTAGTTATCTGTTTCTTGTGGTATAAAGCACCTATTATTAATATTCCAAACATACATTGGCACATTATTGTTATTACATATCATATCACACACAGCAATGTCCTTGAAATAGTCCTCTTGTTCTAAATGTGTATTTTGGTAATGCCACATTTGAAAATATAAATGCGAACTGCGTCTTGTGTCAGGTTCTGCTATCCATGGAGCTGTTTCTCTATTGTAAGGAAACATTTCCCAGTCTTGCGGTTGAGGTTTATGATAATGTTCAAGGTACTTGTTATCTATGCTTAGTGCAATACTCCAACGATCAACAAGCTCGTCACTTGAATCTTGTTGTAAGAAAAAGTCTGTAGGAAATATTTTTGTAGGATCTAAATCTGGATTTATTACAATAGGAAATCTACCCCAATATGTACTTTGAATGAATACTTCATCTATGTCGTTATATGTTTTAAATGCATGTGCTAAAAATCTAGGATATACTCTGTTACCTGTCCCTGCGCTTGCCATTACAACACATTTTTTATTATTATTTTTACTATAAAATTCTGCGTAGTTATTAGGTCCCCATGTATTAGGTTGACTAGATTCTTCGTTGTTTTTACCAGTTAGAACTCCTCGGTAACCCATACTATGACTACACCCGATAAACAATGTCCTAGACATTTTGGCTATCACCTTTTTCGATTCGGTAGTTATCTTCAACACTATCCGGAGTGCTTACTTCAATAATAGATCCTTCTTCCACACACATAAGTTGATGAGGCAACATAGGAGGTATATGTTTAGTATCTCCTTTATTGAGCGTTTCTACATTTGTATCTGCTGTAGTTGTATCTATTGTTTTTAAAACAAAACTACCACTTAGTACATGCCAAGTTTCGTCTTTTTCTTTGTGCATGTGCATACTAAATTTTGCACCTGCATTAAAGTTTAGTAATTTACCACAGTATAAGTCATTAGTTGCAAAGATAGTTTCACTACCCCAACCTTTGTTAACTAAGCCGTTCAGTCTCGTCATCTTTTGCCGCCTCTATTTTAAAGTTTGCTGCTATTGTAGCTCGTCTTTTGTTTGTTTTGTTAGGTAAAACATAATGCGGGATCCAGCTAGGAAACAGAATTAATTTGCCTGGCTCTAGCTCTGGAATAAATCTCTGATACTGCCATTGATTAAATATTTGTTCCATTCCTGATGATTGTATAATATTATAGTTTGGACAGTCTAAAACTAATTGTCCGCCTATGTCATCACCTTCTGGTAATTCTAAAATATACACAGCACTAATTGTACGTCCCGGAAATGCATGGTCGTGTATTTCTTGATAGTCGTGTTCTTTATAAGTGTTTACCCAAAATTCTTCACAACTAATGCTATATGGCATCATTGGCTGCATATCATCAAAATACTGTTGTGTATACGGTCTTATATTTTCAAAAAATACTTGCCAAGGCAGAGCATCATTCTTTTTACTTCTAATGCTACTACGGCAACTACCGTATATCCAGGTGTCCTCAAAAAAACTATCGTCATCTAAACAAGGCAAAAACTCTTTATAAATTTTGTCATGTGTTTCTACTTTAGCTTCATACATCCAAGTAGGCCACATGCCTTGTGTTTTACCGTTTACAATCATTCCCATCCGCCTCCAGGGTCGCCATCAATGTCAAAGAAAAATACTTGTGTTAATCTTCCTGTTTCAACACTGTTGCCAAACCCAGATAACAAACTACGATGTAATAAATCACCTCGATAAAGTACTAGTCTGTTATATTTGTTAGCAATAGCATCTTGTAGTTCAAATTCACCCGGTGTAGGTTCAGTGAATATACCTGTTCCTGCTTCCTTTGGAGCATTTGGGGTAAGATATAATACACCTGCCCATTGTGCATCTTTGTCTTTATGTACCCAAGTTTCAACTTCTTCAGTACATAACTGAAAAGAAAAACTGTCCATTTTCCAACTTTGGATTTTAACTCCCATTATTGCTGATATTTTTTGTTGAACATATCTTTGGTATTCTTCGTCAGCACCTTCAGTACGTGCTCCAGGAAATCCGCCAGTTCGATCAAAAGGAATTTTTAACACTTGTTCTCTTACATGGTCAGGATTTGCTAAGAAATCATCTGTAATAATTAAATTAACATCCATTTACATACTCCTCTACACTTTTAAATTTGTGCTTTACTAATGTACTTAAACTATCTAAGTTAGCACATGTATATTCTTGATATTGACCTTTTAAGTTATTAGGCATAGGTATATATTCAATATTAGAATTATATTTGTTTGCAACTAAGTTAGCAACTTGTTGAAAACTAATAGCAGTTCCAGTACCTATATTATAAACACCTTTTTCGTTTATGTCAAGCATTTTCTCATGTATTTCGCATATATCACTTACGCACACAAAGTCTCTTTTATAATTTTCACTATTTTCAAATAGCTTTATCTTTCCTACTTTTGCTTGTTCTGTAAACTTATGTATAGGACTTGCCTGCTCACCTTTGTGATCTTCATTGGGTCCATACACATTAAAATAACGAAATCCTTGTATTGTAATTTGCGGATTCATCCCGCCGATCCACCTATCAAACAAATACTTGCTCCAAGCATAAGGACTTTTAGGATCACTCGGACCTGACTCAGTAAAGTGTGTTGTATTGCCATAAACACTTGCACTTGATGCATACTGCATATTAACTTTATAAGCATTACATTGATTATAGAGCCATTTAGTAAATTCGTAATTATGTAATATAACTTTATCTACGTCAGTTTCAGTTGTACTACTAATTGCTCCTAAATGTATTACCCAATCATAATCTTTTACCAAAGGTAATTGTTCGGGATTAAATTCGTACCCTGCAACTTCATGTTTAGATTCTAGATAAGACATCATGTTTTGTCCTATAAACCCTTTATGACCCGTTATTAATATCTTCATTTTAAACCTTAATACACTGCTAAATTAAATGCAACAGTAAATTTTGAATTATCTGTTTCGTTTGTAGTAACACCGTGTTTCAAATAACTTGGAAAAATAATAATGTGCCCATTTTCAACAGCTAACTGACATCTGTCATAATCATTGTCAAAAAAGAAATGACAACTTTCAGTATCACCAATATCGTAATAATAGCATCCAGAATATGTTGCAGGGTAATGACTATGTATTTGTGCATAGTCTCCTTTGTCGTATTTTGCTATCCAAGAATTACATACATAACGTAACTCACGCTGTGCATAATCACATACTGAATTGAATATTTCTTCTTTTAAAGATGTCATTTCACATCTATCAATAATACAATTTGACCAATCTTTGAAGTTACTTAACTTTACAGTTTTCCCCCACTCTGGTTGATAACCAAAATCGCTTTTAGCTATAGCTGTTTCAACTTCTTTTTGTATAGCATCAAATTTTTCTGCTTGCTTTACATATACTTTAGTAGGTAAAATATCATAAATCATTTATCATCCTTGTTGTACTGTGTCCTTCAACTGTAGGAAAAATAACAACCTTAGCAAGATGATTTCCTACTACAGTATCAAATGTATAGTCACCGCCTTTGACTATAATATCTGGCTCTAATTTGGTAATTGCTTGCAACGGTGTATCTTCTTCAAATACAATAACATCGTCTACAAAACCAAGCTCTAAGAGGCTTTCCTTGCGGGTGGTTTGATCGTTTATGGGTCTTAAATCACCTTTTAACCTCTTAACACTAGAATCGCTGTTAATACCCACTATTAGTCTATTACCAAGCGTTTTAGCGTGTCTAAGAAGCTTTAAATGGCCAATATGAAGTATATCAAACACTCCATTAGTCCATACAACTACATCTTCTAAGTCAGACTTTTTAAGAATATATGTGCCAGCATGTTTTACACTTTCTGTTGATCCTTTAACAGCAATTTGTAAACATTTTTTATGTGAATAGTTATTTGTAAGGCCATAAACAAATGCGGCCATAAAACAATCACCGGCTCCTGTTACGTCTGCTACTTCTAAATTGTCAACAGGTATTTCATAGTTTTTACCATCAATGTGTGCAATAACTTCTTCGCCAGCATTAGTTGTAATAATATTACCCTGCCATTCATTAAATCCTAAATCATGGAATTCGTTGTAGTTAGGTTTTACTAACCAAGCATTTTCGTAGAACCAAGCATTTTCTTTTGGATCAACAATTACTTTACAATTATACTTGTTAATGTGTGCAATAATATCTTTTGCTTCATCTAACACACCTTTGTTGTAGTCACTTAGTACAACATAGTCGTACTGTGAAAAATCAGTTTCTTGTACTTGTTTTAGTACTTCCATTCCTTTTGCCGATGCATCATCGTCGATACGTGTAATATAATGTCCGTCACAGATTATTCTAGTTTTAACACTAACGTCTCCAGGTGTTTCAAACATATCAACATCAACACCTAAACTTTTTAAATTTTCATATACAAGTCCTGCACCGCCTCTTGTTTCTTTTTCATCAATGTAAGTTATTACAGGTACAGGTGCTTCTGGGCTGATACGTGTAGACGTACCGTAAATATATTTGTCAATAATGACATCGCCTATCACTAATACTTTCATTCATAATCCATATATATGTTACCACTAATAGTTGCTCCAACTGAGCCAGGACGTACATAGTGTTCTAAGAAACTAGGAAAAATAATCATATCTCCTGTCTTTAATTCTGGCCTAAAGTCAAGCGGAAATTCTTTTACATTTGTTCCTAAATGGTTTTGAATATCTTTGAACATAGGATTCATAAAAACAGTTTTTGATTCTTCTACAGTTTCATATATAATAAAACTCCAAGCACTATTTGGATGTATGTGTATATCTTGCCAATCAGTTTCTTTATACTTGTTTCGCCATATAGGTCCAAACCTTGGATTAGGACCAACTAGATGCTCTAAGTTTTTAGAAATAACGCTTACTAGATATTCGTATGTTTCAGGCGAAATTTTATGTTCTTTTGTAAACGTACTAGGAGTTTCACTAAGCCATGTTGGTTCAGTTTCTTCATCACTTATGTTGATCTTTTCTAAATCAATAGTGTCTATGAATACTGGTACACTAAAAAGGTCAGCCCGCATTATGTTCTCCAGGGTTGTGCCGCTGGTAATGGCTTTGCTCTCATTGTTTTGTACACTAATGTTGCACGTAGTCCTTTGTACATTTCATTAGGTGGGTTTCCGTGATGTGGTATTTTACCTTTGAATAAAAATACTCTACCCGGCTTTGGATAAACTTTTTTCCATTCGTCATCGAGTTTAATAACAGTTTCTCCGCCCCATTCTTCTTTCCATTCTCTATTTACATAATAGATCCAACTAATGCCGTTGTCACATTCACAATCTGAATGTGGAGTAGTATTATGTATATATTGTTGTCCGTTTACTAATATTTCGCCTACTTCTAATTCAAAAGGAATTAGTTGTGCTACAGCATTATAAATCATGCTCCATACACTGTCGCTTGCTGTAGGACTTTGTGGTGGAAAAATTTGTTGCTTGAATGCAGGAACTTCTGGCCAATCAGGTATTGCACCTACGTCTGTTTTTGGATCTTCCGGATAGTTGCTTGTGTGTCCATAAAACCAATTGTAACCGTTAAACACTAAGTCATGTGTGTGTTCAATAATATATTGTGGGAACAAATCATCAATAACAATCATTTGATCCTGTGCTAAATCTATTCCAGATAAGTCTTTTGCTTCTTTTCCATTAACTAACATTTTCTACCTTTGCTAAAATTCCGTGTTCTGCTATGTACAGATATTCAATGTCACTATTAGCAAGAGTTCTAAAAGCATCATCTAATGTTTCAACCAAAGGCTCTCCCCCTAAGTTAAATGATGTATTGAATATAATAGGAACACCTGTCTGTTTATAGAATTCATTAATGTAGTCATAGTATAATGGATTCTGTTCTCTTGTTACTGTTTGTATGCGACATGTGCCGTCAACGTGTATAATACTTGGAATTTTTTCGCCAACGCCTGGTTGACAATTCATTGCATACATCATATGTGGAGACTCTTTCATTCCACGCATATCAAACCATTCTTCTGCATGTTCAGCTAATATAGTGCCAGCAAATGGCCGGAAGTATTCTCTACGCTTAACTTTGTTAACATGATCTTTGCCGTTAGGATCTGTTGGATCATACATTAGACTTCTATTACCTAATGCTCTTGGTCCTGATTCTGAACGTCCTTGGAACATTGCTACAATGTTTTTATCACACATAAGTTTTACAACTGATTCTACATCTGTTGTTTCTAGCGTAGCATTATATTTTTCAGCTGTTGCATTCACTTGTTCGCTTGTATAATTGCGGGGTAACCCTAAATATAAACTTTCACCGAATGGTAGTACTTCTTTATTTTGCGATGTTTGGTGATATGCAATAAATGCTGCACCAATTGCTGTTCCTGCATCACTAGATACTGGTTCAACATATAAGTTAATATCCATATCTTTTAAGGTGTCTAAATAGTAATAATTAGCAACACAGTTAAGCCCATAACCGCCACTTACTACAACGTTTTTATTGCCTGTACGTTCTACAGCATCTAAAATTAACTTGAGTACTTGTTCTTGACTTTCACTTTGCAATGCATATGCTAAATCTCTTCTATTATCTAAATCAACAAGTTTATCTTGCATTGTTCCTTCTGGTGTGTGTAATTCTTTAAAAAAGTTTTCATTTACTAAAGCACCGTTTGGATAAGTTGGTCTAATTAAGTTAGCGTTTGCTACTGTCCAATCTCCGCCAGCTTTGTGATATAATGGAGGGATATTATCATTTGGTTTGCCATAAGGTGATAGCCCCATAGTTTTGCCTGCTTCGATTGCACTAAATCCACAGTACTGTGTTACAGCTTCATATGCTTTAACAATGCCTGCTCCGTCGTCAATAATAACTTCGTGTGTACCTTCTTCATCAAATTTTTCACTAGTCATATTAGGAATATATGCAGCTCTAAACGGTCCGTTACCTCCTAAGTGTTTCCAAATAGTTTTTATATTATATGGGTACTCACATGTAAAAATACTTTCTAATTCGTATAACATATTATCCCAACCGTCCATTTGTGTTGGTATAAATGTTCCTGCACCGTCAACAATTACGGCTGTTGCTGTTTCAAATCCACTTCTATAAAAAGCACATGCAGCATGTAGTTTATGATGTATATGACTTAGGTCAACTACTTGTGGATGATTTAATACATCAATGCTTGGACTATTATCAATTAGTCCTAGTTTACGTGCAAGTCCAGTGTATACATCATCACCTGTAAAATCTACTTTCCCTGCTGTTTCGTTTACTGGTTGTGTATGTGCAATAACTAAAAAATCAATCTTGTCAGTGTAATCTAAAATTTTAACCATAGATGCATAAGGACCGCCATCATATTTTTGTCTACTTAATCTTTCTTCTTCAATAGCAAATACAATTTCGCCGTCTTTAAGTAAACATACACCGCCGTTGTGTCCTCTTGTAATTGCAGCAATCCATTGACTCATTATTTTTTATCTCCAATTAAATTAGTATTACCTGGTACTAGTTTAGACATTTGTTTTTTAGTTTCTGGTGCCTTTACTACTGTACCCTTGCCTAAATGTTTTCTTACGCTACTACAGATTTCTTCAATTTGTTTTTTTGTTAATTCCATAACTTCGTCGTTATGTCTATCTTGTTCTTCTTCCATAGTTAAACGTATTGGCGCATATACACGTTTTCCGTCACCTACGTCTATAATATCAAACTTAGGATCATCTGGATAAGAAATATTAATAGGATATGTTGATCCTGTTATAATAGTTGCACTTCCACCTAGTGCTTTTACCATATGTTGTCCCAAACTATCACATCCTAAAAAGTGATCAGCTACATCAATTATACTTGACCAAATACGTAGATCTGGTATTTGTGGCTGTGCTACTGGATATTGTTTATTTTCTGTTTCTTCTAGCGGAACTACTATTTCGCTCATTATAATTACTGCGTATTCTTTTTTTAGTACGTTAATAATATCTACAATATTGTTTAGTTGAAAACTTCTACTAGTCGGATCTACAATAAAGTCGCCGTGTGTTTCAGTTGTTCTTCCAAATGGTTGTACTACTAATACTTTATCTTTACCAGTACCTTGTTTTATTTCTTCAACAATGGTTGCAGCTTGTACAATTTCTTGCTTGTTAGCATATATTTTTGGATCACCAACTTTACGTAATCCTTTGTTATTAATATCAATATCAAATGCTTGTGCTAAATCACATTTTTGATTGTAGTATTCCCAAACCCTATATGGTTCTGGTGTTACACAATTTCTATCTTTGATATGTTCTTCGAATAACCCTTTATGCCAATGGTCATATGCTCTATTGTGTAGAGTAGGATGTCCTTTGTAAAAGTCCATGCCGCCTTCACATACAATGATAAAGTCGTCGTCTGGATTTTCTTTTTCATATAGTTCAAATGCTGGCAAGGAACATATCACTCTTCCTGCTCCGCCGTTAATAAAAAATGCTGTAGATCTTGTCAAATTAAACTCCTTATAGTGTTTATTATAACACCATATTAGTGATTATACAAGATATTTATTGAGGTTTTTTCAAATGAGGCGGAAAAGCGAATGCAACTATTGTTACACTCGCTTTAGAATTTGTTGTTACATTACGATTGAATCTGTATCTGGATCAATCTGTCCTGTTACTGGATCTGCTCCAACTTGAATTGGTTCCATGTTGTACGCCATTATTGGCGGAACGTTTGCATTTTGCATTACTGTTGGCCAGTCACGTAGTCGTTGACGATATGTTTCCCACTCTGTTCTAAGTGCTGCAGGCATATCATCAGTAATTTCACTATCACTGTTTTTTAAGAACTGATTACGTTTTGCTCTAACATCATCCCAAGTAATGTCTCTTCCAATATCAATACCCATAATATAATCTCTAGGTTCTTTAATTGGTATTGTTGGTACACCGTCTGCATCAAATGTTACTTGATCATCATGGTAAAACTGATATGGTAATACCGGTGTTTGATATGTAAATGGTGCATACCCAGTAATTGCTGTTGCTCCAGTTGGAGTAGCTTCACCTGTATGGTCTTCTTCCATTTCGTCAATAACCGGTCCACGTAATTGACACAGTTCTGGATATTCTGTGCAATCTATTTCTACATATCTGCAATCAGGTGGAATTGGTCTTCCGTCGTTTTTTTCAATCTCTGTGATAGGTCCTAATTCTTCTCTGTTTGTAGTATTGTTTACAATGAAGAAAAGTTTATCAGGTCCGTCATACTGAGCTGTTCTTGTATTTCCATCAGTAAAAGTATGGTCTACACATAGTTCGTTTGGAACATTATATGTGTAATTAAATTGTATCATTGGCATAATATATTTCTCTCCTGTATTACTATTTATTTATTCTTAGTAAAAAGTTAGTTTGACTAATCCCGGTCCGCCTGTGCCGCCTTGGCCACAGCATCTACCGCAATAGTTTGATGTTGCACTTTGTCCACCTTGCCCGTATGGTGCAATCCAGCACCCGCATCTAATCCAGCAATAGTTTGAGTTTTGTTCAGGGTTACCTGTATTAAGTGCTACAGCACCTGTTGAGTGTCCTATGTGCTTCCAACAGTGACAAGCACCGCCTGGATACATATATGACGAAGCCCCTTGCCAGTTACCGCCGTGTGTATAACCTACATAGTCGCCACTTGCACTTGTACCGTTACACCCTGGTCTTACACAATATGGCATCTCTGAGAAACATGAATCTGTCCAAGAGCCGTTTGCACAACCACGCTGTCCGCCACATGCACAAACACAAAGTCCTGCACCGCATACAAATGATGAACAACCATTACAGCCGTTACACTCTCTACTTAAACATCTATAAACACCTGCCGCACACATTCTATATGTACAACCAGATGTCGAAGTTATAGATTTACTTGTGTATGCTCCGCCCCCTGGAGGTCCAAAGTGTTGACATCTATTACATGAACATGCACCTGATCCGTTGCCGCCAGCACCCCATAGTTCAAAGTTTAAATTTCTAACTTGACTTGGAACCGTCCATAGACAACAACATCCTGCTGAACATCTACACGGATTTCCCCATGTCCATTTTACACACCAGTTGTCTCTGACTCCTGCAGCAAGGTTGTTTGCATCAACAGCACCATCAACAATTTGTGCACCTGTAACTTTTTTATAACTTCTATAACTTGCCATTTTTGTTCCTAAATATATGTTACTCTTATGAGGCCGCCGCCGCCAGTTCCGCCTTGTCCGCAACAACTACTGCCACAATAAGTATTCATTGCACTTTGTCCGCCTGTTCCGTACGGTACACTAAAGTTACCACAACGTATCCAACATTCTCTAATACCTTGTGTACTAATGCCGCCGATAATTGGCGCAACACCTTGGTGTATTTCTTGAGTATGGCAATGACAATATCCTGACGCTGTTGACCATCCTGGATTGTTTGGCACAACATACATGTCGCCATTGTTGTGTGTTGGACATCTACAATATGCGTTAGTGTAGAAACAACCGTTTGACCAACTTGTATTTGCTTCAGCTCTATATCCGCCGCAAGCACAAAATCCTGACATATTGTATCCATTTGCATAAGTTGTACATCCATTACAACCTACACATTCTCTACTTAAACATCTGTACACACCAGCCGCACATAAAGTATATGTACAGCCCGGTCTTGTGCCTAGTGTTTTCGAGTTATGACTGCCGCCCATGGCTGCTTTAAAGTGATGACATCTACTACATGAACACGCACCACTACCATTGCCGCCTGCGCCCCATAAGTCTACAGTTAATCTGCATACTCCGGTAGGCACAGTCCAGTTGCAACAGCAACCGCCACTACATCTACAAGGTACACCTGATATCCATTTTACACCATAATTATTTAATGTATTTGAATTAATATCATTATCGGTTAATGTTCCATTAACCATTTGGTCGCCGTGTACCTTTTTATAACTTGCATAACTTGCCATTAAAAATTCCTTACGTAAATGTTAATTTTACTACTCCTGGACCGCCTGTACCACCTTGGCCACAACAACGTCCACAATATGTAGAGTTTGCACTTTGTCCACCATGTCCCGGAGGTGCAATCCAACAACCGCAACGCATCCAACATACTGATATACCCTGTGAAACGTTACCACCTAACATAGGTGCCGCTGTTGGTCTAACATATTGATGGTGACAGTGACAGTTGTAAATTCCACTAAACACACCAATGTGACTCATAATGTGCATTTGACCTCTGCCTGTTCCACATCCTGGTCCAACACAACAACCCCAACAACTGAAACAATAGTTTGACCAGTCTGTGTTAGCGTTACCGCAACGTCCGCCTACTGTACATAGTTGACAAGCATTGTAACCGCAAACATATGAAATACATCCGTTACAAGCAGAACACTCTCTACTCAAACATCTGTATACTCCACCTGCACACATTCTGTATGTACAACCTGGTGCTGTAGTAATTGATTTTTGATTATAAGAGCCGCCGCCTGCGCCTTGATAGTGGTGGCATCTGTTACATGAACAAGCGCCTGATCCGTTGCCGCCAGCAGCCCATAACTCGAAATGCACTCTACGTGTACATCCTGGTGCAGTCCACAAACAACAGCAACCAGCTGAACAACGACATGCATCACCGATTAGCCACTTTGTACAAAGTCTATGACGAACGCCAGTTCCCATTTTATCTTCGGTAACTGTGCCATCAATGATTTGTTCATTTGTAACTTTTTTATAACTATCGTAAGTTGCCATTCAACTTTGCTCCTATTAGATTGTAAAGATACGCCATCCGTAAGTATTATTGTGGAATACCATTTCAAACGCTGCATCTTCTGTAGTAACTGTTAGGTTTGACGAATCGCCGTTAATTAGTTTACCATTACGTGCTACTGTAAAGTTTGATCCACTTACTAAGAAAAATCTAACTCTATCACCTTGTGCTGGCGAACTTGGTAGTGTAACTGTGTGATTTCCTTGTACCCAATTTGTTTGCCAACTTAATGTTGTTCTTCCACCTGTAACAGCAACGTTTTGAAATCCGCCTACTGTCCAAGCTGATCCTGTGTACCACTCTAAATGACCGTAGTCAGTGTTAAACCTTACAAAGCCTTCGGACGGAGAGCCGGGGCGTTGTGCTGTTGTACCCTGAGGTATTGTCATGTGTGTTGATGTTGCAGCTGTTAAATATTGTGATGTTAGTGTTCCTGCGACATTTATAGCGCCACCAACATAAGCATTTTTCGCTACGCCTATACCACCACTAAGTATTAGGCCTCCTGTTGCTGTAGTTGTACTTTGTGTAGTATTTTGTACAAGCAACTGTGGATTTGCTGGAATAACAACATCACCTGATCCATTTGGTTCAATGGTAATGTTCTCGTTTGGAACAAGACTTGATAGTTTGTTGTCAACACTCACCAATCGTGCTAGTAGAGGTCTTCCAACTGTTCCTGTGTTAATTCTGCGCATGTCTGCTCCTTTATGCTGTTGCTGTTTCTATACCATATACTACAACATTTACGTCAGTACTGTTAGAATATACTACAACATTTTTAGTTGCATCTAACACAATTCCGCCTCGCTCTAGACTACCATTTCCTAGTAGTTCGGTATCGAATTCTATATATTCAGCATTAGTTGGCGTTCCTGACGCCGCTAGTGCCACCCTAACATCTCTTGATGCTGAATTTCTATTTGTTACATTAACAGTAACTACTGCAAATGTATCCGCAGGTACAGTATACACAGTGGTGTTTGCCGCTGCTGCTAAATCTGCACTTCCTAATATTCCTGTTGCCATTTTCTTTTTTCTCCGTTTATCTTAAAAAGTAGTTGTAAGCCATTGGTAAACCAAGTACACTACCTGTAAAGTTTACGTTTGCTTTTATATTTATCTGTTCTCCACTAACCGTTGTAATTTGATTAGTGTTGATGAATATGTCACCAGCTGTTACACTGTTGACGTTAAGTGTAGCACCACCGCCACCAATTTGGGCTTCGATGTATGCTTTCACCGCTCTCTGTGTTGGTACTACTGTGTCACTATTAGCTGTAAAGAACGGGTCTGTACTAAATTCACTAATACTTGCAGAGTTACCACCTAGTGTAACTTCACCTAGTGATAGTTCTTGTAGTCCTGCAATGTTGAACGCTTCAGCATTCAATGTCGCAACACCAGTTGCCTGTTCAATACTAAACAAGTCACCAACTCTAAAGTTACCATCTTGGTCAGTAGCTGTAAAGAACACTCTTCCGCCATTGTCGTCTTTGGTTTCTTTAGCTTGGTCTGGTGCTATAGTTGGTATGCCAGGGTAATTAGTAGTTGTAAATCCTCCTGTACCAATATCTAAGAAGTCGTGTCCTGTTAGACGTACTTGACTAAATCTAATACGCATTGTTACTGGATTACCATCTACTGGAGCATCTGTAATACTCATGTCTGGTGATAATTGTAAGAACGCTGTTTTAGAACCATCGTTAAGTCCTACTAGTGAAACTGTGTTAACTAGTTTAAAGAACTGTCCTGGTAAGCTGTCAAACTCAACGTTAGAACCGTTTACTGGTGTTGCACTTAATCTTCTAACTGCAACAAACTGTCCACTTTGTGTAAAGTCTGCACCACCGTTTGATGTTGGACCATCAACTTCTGCACTAGCTGTAATAAAGCTAGTACCTCTGTTAATAAATGTTGGGTTAGCCAATACGCCATTTCTAATTTTTGGAACTAGTACAACATCTTCAATGTTTCCTGGATCTGTAACTGTAATAGTAGGTGCTGCACCTTCGTATCCTGATCCTGGTTCTGTCATTCTAATTTCAAATATTTTCTGGTTAGCAACACCTGCTCTACCTAATGCAGGAGCTCCTCTGTAAATTGTTTTTGCTGTATTACTTGTATCATCAACACTTACAAATCTACCTATTGGTGTTGTTGCGCCAATTGTATGTGGATTACCAAACGCTACTTTCTCACCTATATCAGTTAAGCCAGTAACTTCAGTCCATTTAACTCCATCAAACGACTCAGCTATTACTGTTTCATCGTCGCTGTATGTAATTACAAATACACCTTGTCCGTATGCAATACCACTTGGTGTAGCTGTTGCATTTGGAGTGCTTGCTGCTACCCATGTTGTACCATCAATACTATATGCCATGTTATTAGCACCTGTATCGCTTGCTAGTGCAACAAATATACCGTTACCCCATACTACGTCAATCCATGTTTTACTGTTTGGAAGTGTTCTAGCCGTCCATGTTTCACCTGTTGGTGATGTAACAGCATTAGTACTTCCAGAGTCAAGTGCAACAAACAATCCTTTACCATATGTTAAACAATCATAACCAGTTCCTGGTAATGCTGTTGAATATGTTGACCAGTTTGTTCCGCCATCATCTGAATAAGCAACATCTTGATCTGAGTTTGATGTAACAACAAATCTATTTGTTCCTAATGCAATATAACCTGTTGCAACATTCATTGCTGTACCTGCTGTTAAACCGCTAAGTGTCTTGTCTGCCCATGTACCTAATGCATCATCAACACTTACACTAACAACATTTGAGCTTACTCTAGTTGCCACTGCTGCATGAGGTTTAGCTGTACTTGAACCGTCATTTAATAATGCACTTGCTATGTTTTGGTGATCACCTGTTTTAGTAATTGCTGTCCAACTTGCTGCTGTAGTACCGTCTATACTTGTGTAGAAGTTACCATCTGCTAGTGCAATAAAGTATCCTTTACGTCCAATACCATCAAAATCAAAGTCAACTATTGCACCAGATGCATTAACTGTTGTAATTGTAACAACTATATCGTTGTCTACATCTGTACCGCCTAGCAATCCGCCTTTGATAGTTACTGTTGATAGTCTAGTAAATTCTTTACCGCCACTTGCAACAGTTACATAATATTTTGCACCGTTACGTGTAACATTAAATGTTGCACCGCTACCGTCACTGTTTGATTCACTTACAACACCTGCATATGTGTTTGCTGTTTCAACAAATTCGATGTTGTTAAAATCATCAGTTGCAATAGTTTGCACAGTTGCTACAGCATTTGCTGGAGCTGGAATTGTAACTCTTGGTTCAACTTGATATGTTGAAGAACTGTTTGGGGCGACAATAGTTGTTCCTGGAACAACATGACTAAATCCTGAAACTCCGTATCTATCTACAACGTTAGCTAATTTACTTCCTGAATTGTATGATGTAATGTAACCATAGTTACCAACACCTGCACCACCAGTAACATAAATTGCCATACCAACATAAGCACTTGAAATACTACCGTCTGTGGCTGCTAAGTTAATACTTGTTAATGTTCCGGCCTGCGCTGTGTTTGATACAACAGTATAGTTTGTACCACCAGCGTTACTAGGTGATTCAATTGTTTCACCAATTTGGATTCTGTTTATTGCGCCGTCTCTAAATTCATCTGCTAATAATGATTCATCATCTCCTGAGCCAAATATATTAATATTTGCTTCAGTATAATCATTACCTGCATGTGAATATTCTAAACGTTGTATTGCGTCAGTATTTGTAAATACGTTGGTTATTGTAGCGTTGTATTGTGTTGAGTTATCTACAACTGCTGTTACTGGAATTTCATCTGGATCGACTCCTTCTGCAACTGAACCGTATGTACCGTATGAGTTGTTACCGTTTGTAGCACGAGCTCTTCCGCCTGTTTCACACAAGTACCCAATATGTGAGTAGTACGTAAACACTGACACAAGTTCTGCTCTACCATTGTTAAGCAACCATGCTCCGATACCATCACTAATAACTTGTGTAAAGTCGTTACTAACAATTGAATCGTTACCGCCATCATGTAGTGCGCCGTCAATTTTTTGTCCTACAGCTGCATAACCAAATGTTGTACAGTTTTGTACGTATGGCGAACGTGCTGTAATCCATACACGCTCATCTTTTGGTCCCCAACCTGGATCAAGTGATGCATACGCACCGCCTGTTGGTCTACTTGTACCGTAGGCGTTTGCTGGACCTAAGTCGCCTTGTAGTCCATCCATTGTTTGTAATCTAACACCAGTACCGTTACGTAAGTAGTAGAAATCTTCTTCTTGTGAACCAAGAACACTATTTGCATAGTATCTTGCACCTAACGCTGCTTTGTACCAACCTGTGTAGTCAACTGCTAATACATTTGTATCATATGACACCAACGGAGCGTTATATCTTTTAGCCCAGTTACGTGAATATGCAGCGTCCCATTTCATTCCGTATACATATTCTCTAACATCTCTTGCACACAATATTCTGTTATAAACATATGAACTCTTAACTTCAAACATTGCACTATATGTGTTATCAATATATTTTACAGTTTTAATAACAATATCATCTGCATTACGTTTAATTTGTATTTGAGCTGCTTTTAAGTCAGCTGCTGCACCGTTTACATCTGGATATGTTGCTGTTGGTAAGCTGTTTGTATTACCTGCTGTAATTACATCTTCAACAAGTTGTAGTAGTGTTTGAGAAAGTGTACCTTCTGTTGCACTAGCTGCTGTTCCTGATGTATCTTGGTTAGCTGCATTTCCTGCTGATTTTGATACAGCAACTTCTCTAATAACTTCATCAGTTACTACTGAAAGTCTGTTATAAGCTGCCGCTGTTGCTGCGCCTTCGCCTGCGCCACCTTGGTATACGCCATCAACAAAATAACTTCTTGCTGCTTGGTTACTTGCACTTGTTCCGCCATACATAATATCATAACGTAGTGCGTCAATTACATAACCAACATCTCTTTCACATTTTGCTACATCGTAAGTTAATGCAGGATAGTTAACAGCAATCCATGCTGTAATTTCTGCAATCATAAATGCTCTGTTAGCACCTAATTGTGCTACAGCATTAGTTGTGTTTGCTGATGCGCCTGCTGGTGCTGGATACGTAATTGCATCTGCACTTCCAACGCCGTTATTTAAGACATCAACAATTTCTGCAAAGAATGCATTTGATCTTGATAGTCCTGTTGTACTTGTTCTTACTTTGTAGAGTTCTGCAACTTTAGCTTTTGTAAAATTAATACCTGCTGTTGTTTGAACTAATTGCGCTCCATTTGCTACACTTGCACTTGCTCTTTGATAAGCAAGACCTTGTGTTACAGCATTGTAGTTAGTTCCTAGTGTAATATCATAACCTACAGCATCTAAGAAATATCCAGTATCTCTACGACATTTGTTTTTGTTATATTGGAAAGCTGATTCAGTAGGATCAAAGGCAAAAGCTGATCCATTAACTGTTGTACTTACAATAAAAGTTGTATCACTTTCAATAGATTTTACATAATATGTTGTATCTGCGTCAGCTCCTGCTTCTGTTAAAGCATTAGTACTATCATCATAGTTTACAAATTTTAATCCCATTCCTGGAGATAACCAGCTTGTATCTGCAACGGTAACTGTACCATTTGCTTCAACTTTTGAAACAGCTGCTTTATAACATTCATCTGCTTCATTGAGTGCTTCTTGTACAATCCATTCCTTGTTAGTTTCTAATTGGTATTGTGCATTATAAATCTCTGGATCTACAACTTGTTTATTTGCACCTTCATAGCTTGCTGTCCAAATAGTGTCGTTAACCCATTCAAATGTTTCTTCAAGTTGTACACTTGTTTCACACTGTTCACTTGATAATACTGCCTGCATTTCTCTCATAGCAAACATATTAGCTGCAATAGTTGCATCTTTCTGATCTGCAATTACTTTTGTTCTTGCAGGTTTTCTACGATATGAGAATGCTGTAATAATACTTGCAATATTTGTTCCAAGTAATGCATCATATTTTGCGGCATCAAAAATTAATCCTAAGTCTCTTGTACACTTAGCATGATCAAATTTGAAATCACTATATGTGTCAGTTACAAACTGTAGTGTAGTTTTAATATGTCCGTCTCTATTTGAATCAAACAATGCATAGTCAGTAGCTGTTTGACCAATTTCTGTACTTGTTACTTCAGTAATTGCTGAAATTCCGTTTGGATTATCAGCTGTAATAGCATTAGTAACTTCAGTAATAAATGATACAATTAATGCTTCTTCAGTTGCTGATGCAGGATTACCATTTGTACTTTGTGTTTGTGTGTTACCAGTTTGTTTTGTAATTGAAACTTCAGTAATAACATCTTGTGCAACACTTGATAAGTGTCCGTATGCTGCAATAGTTTCTGTTGCTTCACCCGGAATAACACTTGCACCGTTTAAGTTAAAGTATGATTTAGCAATACGTACTTGGGCAATATTTCCGCCGTACATGATATCATGACATAATCCGTCTACAATAAATGCTACGTCTCTTTCGCAACGTGCTCTATCATATACAAATGATCCTGGAGGATTATTGTAAGTATTTTCAACATAATTTACAACATCATCAATTATAAACTGTCTATTAGATACTAATAAGTTTTTAGCTTTAATAGCATCTGCTGTTGAATTATAACTTGGAAAAGTTAGTGCATCTTCAGCTGTGGTGCTATTTTGTAAAATATCTACTACTTCATTATAGAATGATGTTGTTCTTGTTATATATGTTGAGTCAGTTAAGTCTGCTAATTGTAGATCACGGAATTTTCTAATTGCACCTACAGTTTGACTTTTTTGTGCACCTTGTAGATATTCAGATGTTTCTCTTCTGTATGCTCTACCTGCTTGAATAGCTAGATAGTTTGATCCAGTAAGTGTATCATTCTGTGCGCCTTCTGAAAGTATTTCTAAGTCACGTCTACAAATACCACTATCGTATTTGAAGCTACCAAAGTTTTTGCTAATAAAGTCAATTGTGTATTCGCCAACTTGATCTTTTGCTGCGTCAATTGCTTGTGTATCTGCAAACGTAAGTGCGTTTGCTCCTGCAACACTTGGATATACTTCTGATACTGTGCCAACACCACTGTTAATAGTATCAGTAATATCATCAAATAAGTTACCAATTGTAGTTGATTCACTAGCTGTTCCGCCAACACCTGCAATTTGTGCTACATCAGTTTGTAGTACAGGTGTTACCGTAATGTTACGCTGTACAGTTTGTACTAGCTGTTTCATAAATCCGTAAGCTGCAATAGTAGCGGCTTTTTCACTTGCTGCAATTTCTAGTACTGCGCCTGTGTAATATGCTTCACCTGCAACAACTGATTGCCAGTTACCACCATATGTTAAGTCATATGCAATAGCATCTAATATAAATCCAATATCTTGTTTACATTTTGTACGACTGTATTTTAAGTTTGGATAGTTTTCAGTAATATATGCTGTGGTTTCTGTTTTAATAAATTCTCTGTTTTGTAAAAACAAGTCACGTCCGCGTCCTGCATTTGCATTTGTCATTTCCCATGGCTTAGGAAATTGTGCATAAAGTTTTTCGCCTAATTGTGCATCGATGTTTCTACGTATACCACGTACTTGACGTGTTAAGCCTTCCCATGCTTGAGGTGTTTCTGCGTAAGGATATGCTGTTGTTTGTGTTAAAGTATTTCCTGTAGTTGGAGTCATTGTAAGACCCGATGCTACGTTACCAACAACTTGCTCAATTCTTTCTAAG